ACCTGAAGCATAGGTCGAAGGTGTGAGATGGCGTACGGGTTCGGCGTAGACTACAGCGACCAGACCCTTGACCATATGCCAGACTTCAAGAAAATGGTCGATGGCTGCGTGACTGAAGCGCGGTCGGTGGTCTATATTGGATGGCGTCCGCATGACTCTGGTTACAACTTCTTTGAGTGGCTAATTAAATTTGGATATTGCAAAGACGGTCCTATGCTCACTCTAGTTGTAGAGGCTTGGCAGCCAAACGTCGACGCCTTCAGGGAGCCGTACGAGACTTGCTTCAAGGTCTGCGCCAGAGCCGAGGACCTGCTTGAGCTGGTGCCGCCGTGGATGCGCGATTGTATAGTCTGGCTGGACGGCCCGGAGCACCTGTACAACGAGAACGCCGAGAGGCTCATAAAGAGCTGGCAGTTGCTGGGGTTCAAGTCGATCGTGCTGTCGACTCCCGATGGCTATCTTGAGCAGGGTCCGCTGGATGGTAACGAGTACGAGAGGCACCTCGGGATATGGACTAAGAAGACGTACAAGGAGCTAAATTTCGCCGTCGAGAGCTATTCCGCAGGACTGATAGGATGTTGGAGGAAGAAATGAAAGCAAAGGTTGCGCGTGTTCCACGTGAAACAGGCGAGAAAGATTTGTTGACATTCGCTGAAACGGTGACCGGTAGAGTGGAATTTGTCGGCGTCGTGATGAGAGTGAACGGCAAAGAGATAATCAAGAAGGTCGCTGAGCCTGTGACGGTGAACCGGGACGACATGCTGGAGATAGAGATTCAGGAAGGGCTCTACGTCAAGCTGGCGCGGGAAAGGCAAATCTGTTTTGGAGAAAACAGCAAGTCTTATTCATTTGACTGGCTGCCACGGGCTGAGCGCCGCCGCGAGGAGAGGATTCACAAGGCGCACCGGCTGATCACGCTGGAGTAGTCATGGCCACGATAGAGCAGATTCGCGCGTTGATGGCGTCTCAAATGGATCAAAGCCGTGTCGTGATAATATCTCAAGGTGTCAGCATGGAGGCGGCTCTGACTGAACTCTCAATTGAGTCTAGCTTCATGTACGATAAAGTGAGATTTTCTGGATTTGTGTTTATTGACGGTGGCAAGCCGGAAGAGGCTCAGGAAATAGTTCGGGCTTTGAGGAAGATAGACCTATAACTGGAAGTGGCAGTGGACTGGGACACCTGGTTCATCAGAAGTTGGTCGGTTTTAGCAGTCGCTCTCCGATGGACGTCTTGAGCGGCAAAGATCGTGCCTGGTTTGAGGCTACTCGTCAAGCCGCGCAAGAGGACGTCACGGATTTGCAGGAGTTCTACCGCTGGAAGGCCCAGCGCAAGAAAGAGCAAGAAGAGCAGGAGTCGAAACCGCTGGTCCGGCCGCAGAGACTGATCGAGGTGGAGTGATGACATTTTGGCCTGATGGTAAGCCGGAGTCGATTTAGGTGCAAGAAGATTTTCCGCAGTTGACTAGACAAGCTGAAGAAGTGATTCGGCGGTCGAACGGTGATCTAACAGTAGATAATGTGGCTTTTAACAACGTGATTTATGATGTGCCGGAAGTCGGCCGCTTTTTTACAAGGGCGGAGAGCGGCTCCTATCTGTCTAATCGAGTCGTCCCGGCCAGTGAGTATGACGCCTTCAAAGCGTGGAAAGAGTCGCAAAAAGAGCCTGAACCTGCTATTCCAGAGCTCAAGAGGCTCAGATTGATCGACTTGGAGTGAGTATGCCGGAAGTTGTCGCGAAGGATAAGGGCGGCAGACCGCCTAAGCTTACTAAGGAAGCCGAGACCACGATTGTAAACGTAATCCGTTCTGGCGGTTATGCTACAGACGCGGCTGCTCTAGCAGGGATAAGTCGCGCTACGCTTCAAGACTGGACGCGCATGGGAGCTAGAGCAAAGTCTGGAATATATAAGAGGTTTTCGGACAGGGTTAAAAAGGCCAATGCAGAGTTCGTAGGCGAATGTTTGAACGGGATTAGGACTGCTGGAAGCGGCTATAAACTTAGGACGAGCAAGGTAATCCAAACTAAAAATGACAAAGGAGTTTTGGAGGCGAGCCAGACTGTCATCGAAGAGACTGAGAAGCGGGAATGGCAGGCACTGGCGTGGATTCTAGAACGCAAAGACCCCGAGAAGTGGGGACGGCGCGAACATATAGAAGTTTCAGGAGACCCAGATAATCCGATCATTGCTGACCAGAAGGTGCCGGACATCCTGAGTGGCGACTACCTGGCGAAGTGGCTGGTTGCGCTCACGGAAGTTAACCTCGCGCCGATAGACTTGGTGAAGATGATAGACGTGACGCCGATGAACGGAACGAACGGCAACGGATCGGCGGAGTGACATGGCGGAGTCTGTCGCTGGTGACGGTAACAACGTCAAGCGGTACACCGAGCAGCTTGCCGCCAAGATAGACTCGCTGTCACTGAAAGACCGCAAGAAACTTTTCGACCGGATTCGGTCGATAGTCCCCAAGCCCTACCTCTCCAAGTACTGCCCTCCGACCATAAGCCCCAAGCAGGAGGCATTCCTCTGCGCGCCCAACCTAGAGGTGCTCTTCGGCGGGGCCGCGGGAGGTTCCAAGACCGCGTCCCTGCTGATCGCCGCGCTCCAGTACGCGGACCAGCCGAACTACAACGCGCTGATAGTGAGGCGGACCTACGCCGAGCTGGCGATGCCGGGCGCGACCATGTCCCTGGCGAACGAGTGGCTCAGCAAGACGGACGCGAAGAAGGTCAAAGGGCAGGACTACGTCTTCCCGGCCGGGGCGACCCTCACCTTCGGGTACCTGTCGCGCCCCGACGACAAGTATAGGTACGGCTCAGCCAACTACGACTACATCGGCGTGGATGAGGCGGCGGAGTTCCCGATAGTCGACGACTACACGTTCCTGTTCTCCCGCATACGCAGGCGCAAGGGGTCGAAAATTCCGCCCAGGATGAGGCTCGCGGCGAACCCCGTCGGCCCGGGCGCCACTTGGCTCAAGAAGAGATTCATCACATTCCCAGGCGCGGACAACTTGAAGAGCGAGCCTTGCTTCTTGTGCAGTCACTTCCACTGGGACAAGCCATGTGCCAACGAGTGTGACTGCGAGAGGAACCCCAACTCGGAGCCCAGGTTATATGTCCCCGCCAAGCTCGACGACAACCCCTACATCGACGTCGACGCCTACCTCAGGAGCCTGGCCCAGCTCGACCCTTTCATGCGGCAGGCGTTGCGCAATGGTGATTGGAACGCGAAGCCGCCTGGCAAAATGTTCCGCCGGGAGTGGTTCCAGCTCATCAGCTCAATCCCGCGCAGCCTGTACTGCTACCGAGTCAGGTTCTGGGACTTGGCAGCGACCCAGGAGGACAAGAACAAGAACCCCAGCTGGACATGCGGAGCTAGGATGGCCTACGACAATGGGCTGTTCTACGTCGAGGACGTGAAGCGCATCAGGGAGACTCCCGGGACTGTCAAAGACCTGGTTATGCAGACAGCCGAGTTGGACGGTACCGACGTCGAGGTTTGGATCGAGCAGGAGCCTGGGTCGTCTGGAATCGCCGTGATCGACGACTACATCCGCTCGATGCCGCGGTTCACCGTCAGGCCGTTCAAAGTGACCGGGCCGAAGGAGACTCGCGCCGCGCCGTTCGCGTCTCAGTGTGAGGCGAAGAACGTTCGCATGGTGGAGGGTGCGTGGAACGAGGCTTTCCTGGAGGAAGTCGAGCAGTTCCCGTCAACCACGTGGAAGAACGACCAAGTCGACGCGAGCTCCGGGGCGTACAACGTGCTGGCGGAGAACGGGCAATACGTCGCGCCTGAAGGATACGGTGAGAGAGTAAAACCAGATTGGAATTTCGGTGATAGCAATTGGAGATAAGACATGACCCAGGACGAAGCATATCAGTGCCTGCTATACTTATTCACAAATGCTTTCTCAAAAGCTAGCGCCAACGATATTCTTGCGAGTGAGTATAAGACTGACGTTGACTACGTTCTGAAAGCCGCTCATCCTGAGACGGTCTATGGCGCTCTGCACGCGTGGGCGCAGGAGGATCAATGAAACTGTTGAAACTCGTAATCATGGTGTCTTTCCTGATGGCGTCTGAAGCGTGGGCAGCATCGACGTTCTATATCTCTCCTACCGGCAAAGATTCGACCTGCGCGGCAGCGAAGAGCACGACAACACCAGCTGGCCCTAAGATGGCCTTTGTCTTGAGCTGCATGGTAGGTGGAGACGTGCTGGTGATGAGCAGTGGGTTCTATGATGAGCCGCTGCACAAGGTCGGATTTAACGGGTTTCCGCCGAGCGGTTCGGCTACCGCGCCGACGATCATCAAAGCGGCTTCGGGCGCAAAGCCGTGGCTGAGGACAGTACAGAATGACCCTTGGGGCTCGATCTTCGAAGCCGATGGTGCGTCATATATCACGTTCGACGGTGTAAGTATCGACGCCTCGATAGATGCAGCGAAACTGCCGATCGCTTTCGAGTTCGTGCCGTTCAAATTCGGCAAGGGCAATCACATAAGAATAATCAACGGTGAAGTCGTCAATCTTCCCGATGGCTGGTTTACGTCCAACAGCGGCGACAGCAACGAAGTCAGCGGGATGAAAATTCACGGCAATTACAAAGCGTCGTTACTGCTGTCAGGCGGCACGGGTTGCGGGCAGGCGACGTGCTGGGGCTACCCGTTCTACTGGAACGGCTCGAACAATATCATCAAGAACAATGAAATCTACGATGTTCCATCTTGGGTAGTGCATCTATACTGCGCGGGGTTGGCGTACTGCAACAATCCCAATAGCACCATAGTGAGCGGAAACAATATCCACGACTACGGCTACGGTGACCCGTCGAGGGCAAGTGGCGTGGTAGTTTGGCAGGGCAACGCGAATCAGGTGGTGAGCAATGCCGTCTGGAACGGCCCGGCTCAGACTCAGCCAATATTCATCGGCACCGCCGCGACCAACACCATCGTGAAGGACAACACGTTCGTCGCGCCTTCGCCGCCGCCAGTGGTCACTCCGCCGACTCCAGGTACGGTGACCATCGACATCAAGACGGACCAAGGGCAGACAGTTGGCATCACGGTGAACGGCGTGAAGCGCTGAAGAAATCGTTGGAGTATCCCGGCTGTTGTGCTAAGGTCGCGTGGTAATGTCTAAGCGCGCAAGGAACAAGCGGAAGTACCGCGGTGGAAGTTCTCCACGCGGTAACAATCCTCAAGGACCGTTCCCCACTCCGGTAGCGCCTGACGTGAGCGGCGAAGACGTCATGTTCGCCGAAGTCTCCACAGTCAGCTCATACATCTATAATACCCGCCCGTACCCGTTCAATCCTGATGAGGTCGTCGGTAAGAAGGGTCTCAAGAAGTACACGGAGATATACCGTGATGAGCAGGTCAAGGCCGCTATCCTCGCCAAGCAGTTCGCCGTCATAGGGCCCGGGTGGGAGATAGAGCCTGCCACGTACGAGGAAGATGCCAAGAGTGAGACGGCGAAAGAAGTGGCCCGGTTCGTCGAGGAGAACCTGGACAAGATGGAGGGCGCGTTTGACAACAAGTTGCTCGAGATGCAGAGCGCGTACGTCAACGGGTTCTCAGTGGCTGAGAAAATCTACTACTACATGGACGACGGGGAGTTCTCCGGCAGCATCGGCCTGAAGGACCTGAAGTTCCGTGAGCCTATCGGGTTTGACTTCCGCATGGACGCGTTCGGCAACCTGCTGCCTGATGGCGTGCTGCAGGCTACGCGGCCGCTGCCGACCGAGAAGTTCCTGATCTACTCCTACCGCAAGCGATTCAGTAACTACTACGGTGACTCTGACCTGCGTGAAGTGTACCGGGCGTGGTGGGCGAAGGACAACGCCATCAAGTTCATGATGATCACGCTGGAGCGGTACGGTGAGCCTACGTGGGTGTTCAACGTAAAGGGCGCAATCGCCAGGGGCAACGTCATCTCGCTCGAAGGGTTCATGCGGGACATCCAGAGTAAGTCCGGCCTGATCCTGCCTGACACTATCATCGCAGAGCCGAAGTATCCAGCGCCACGGTCCGCTGAAGCGTATCTGCCGGTACTGGCATATCTGGACGGGCTGATTCGGGCTGCTCTCGGTATGCCGAACTTGATCGGGCCGTCGACTACGGAACAGGCCGGAGGAAGCTACGCCAGAGCTCAGACGCAGTATGACGTCTTCATTAACTTGATGAACTTCCTCCGCAACGACATCGAGACGAACCTCAACGAGCAGGTCATCAAGCAGCTGGTAGATTTCAACTACAACATCACCGACGGGAAGTATCCCAAGTTTAAGTTCAAGGATGTCACGCCTGAAGAAGAGCAAAGGCTGTTCGAGAACTACATGAGAGGCTTGACGGCCAAAGCGATCACGAAGACGCGCGACGATGAAAAGTTCTTCCGCAGAAAGATGGAGCTCCCGGCTCTGCCTGACAAATACTCCGTGGCTGGCGAGATAACTCCCGAGATGCAGGCGCAGACAGATGAGCTGAGCAAGGCCACGCATGACGCGCAGATTGAAGCGCTGAAGAATCCGGCTCCGCCTGCTGCGCCTGGAGAAGGCGGCAATAATGCGCCGCCCAATCCTGGCGGCAAAGGTGGATTTCCGCCGAAGAAGCCTGCGGTTGCTCAACCTACAGAAAAGCCTCAGCAAAAGAAAGCGGAAGAACAGGAAAGCGCTGTAGTCGATTTTGAGACCGATTCTGAACGCCACGCCCGTGAATACACTGACTACCGCCAGAAGCAGGCTTTGCAGAATCATCTCATCAACAATGACCGCAACCGTGACTTGACCGGAGCTGAAGCGGTCCACGTCCAGACGATGATGCCGAAGACTATGTCGATGCAGTACATGGACGTGCCCGGCGTTGACCAGATG